ATTTTTTTTCAGCTTTCTCTACTGTTTCATCAGACTCAAATATCCATGTGGCAACGCGATTAATCACATTGACATCAGCTTTCTTCATCAGAGCCATTTTGTCAGTATGTTCAAATATCCTATTGCCTTCAGCATCCATAGAACAATGAATGATAGCGAGAGCCATCATTTCCATGTCATTGTTTCGTGCCAACTTTTGCAACTTATTACTGATCTCAAGTGTTAATGGTTTAGCATAGATAACCAATGGTTCTCCATCAGATCCCCATTCATCAACACTCAGACTCCTAACATCTAAGGCACTAAAATGTGCCTTAACATTGTCAATCGTACTCATCTAAACTGCTGTTATTGTTAGATCGCCACTGCCTTGAGCAGTAAAGCTAGTCATAACAATATCATCATAAGATGTTGAGATGTTTTGTCCTGTGACAATTGCAGTGCCAGTGTAGTATGTATCTCCGCTTTCCTCACCCTCAGGGTATAGGTTCAAAGTAATACTATCACCAACATTGAATGCCTGTTGTCCAGCATCGGTATCTTCCAACCAGATTGCATCTACTGATGCATTCCAAGTTTTGATCGTTGCCAAATGTGTACGCGCATCGTCACCCATTTTTGTTGAATCAACAGTTTCAGCATTGTAATCTACGCTGAATGATCTGATGCTTGCAACAGTAGTGGATGCAATTTTCACTACACCATCTTTTCCAATATGTGCCATTTTTTCTTCCTCTTTCGTTTATATTAATATTCTATTTAAAGTGCTGTATCAGGAGCATTAGATGCTGTCTCATATAACACATTCCAAGTCATTGTTGCGATAGCCAATGGCTGATCGCCTTCACCTTGGTAGTTAATTTCAGTGGCCTCAAGATATATATCTTTAACCAATCCATTAACAGTTGAGCCACCCAAAACAACTTCAACTTCTGAGCAAATTGTGTCGACTGTATCATCGTAATTTGAGACTGCTTTCACATATGCCTCAATAATGACTGACAATGTTCTGTTCATCAGTCTCGATGTTCCGCCCATATCAATTGGCTCAGAACTTTCAGCTGTCGTGTAGATTAACAACCCTGATAGATTAGATGCTTGCAAGGGATAAACCCTTGACTGGAACACCTTACTTCCAGTGGTTGATAATCCTGTGACCTCTGTGGCAATACGCTCTCTGATCTGTTGTCTTACATGAGCCATTATGTTGTCTCACCTATTAAGACTGTTATTCCAGTGTTATCGGGTTCAACTTTTACAATGTTATATGTAACCGATTCAACCAATATCGTATCGCCTTGTTCCACATTGGTGACATCACTTGATCTGCAGTACATCACTGGCTGGCTTGATTCAACCCCGACTTCCGAACCAGCAATTTCAAAAAATTCCTTGTTGAAAATCACATTGATGCTGGATGCACTGCCATTGATCGTAATCGTGGCAGCAGATCCATTTGCATCAACATCAAAATAACCAGCTAGATCAGCACTGCTCTCAAGTACCATGTCACTTCTTGCGTTTTTTCACAGTGGTATTCTTGACCGATTTATTCACTGGCTTTGGAGTATCAGAACTCACAACCACTTGATGTGCTGCTAATAAACCAGCAGCGTCAAATGGAGTCAATTCAACTTCATCACCCACTTCATAAAAAGTTCCAGAAATTCCACATCCTTTTAATACTGTATATTTCATAAGTACCTCAGATAAAAAAGTGAGCCAGTATTAGCTGACTCACCAAGTTAAAGTTAAGCAGTTCCTTTTGTGAAGGATTGCCCATGTCTAACCGCTACATCCATAAACTGAGTGGCTCTCAATCGTGTGATTGAGTTCGCACTACCTGTATATGGATCGACCAAAATATCAAGGCCACCAAAAAAGCCGATCAATAGGTCAGCCCAGTTGCCAAAGTAGGCAACACCAGCAGCAACAGCATTACTCACGATCACAGGATGCCCATTGGCTTGCCCATTTTCAGAGATAAATATTGCAGTGTTGGTTGCTTTTTGAGTGACTTTCATGTTCCCAGCAACAGCAGAAGTGGTCAGATAAGCTGGATTCGATAGAATCACATTATCACCTAATACACTCGATTCCATTGTTACTAACTCTGCCCATGTTGGAGTTGCAGCTGTAGCAAAAGACTGAGTATTTACACCAGTTTGACTGTTGATTCCAGTTGGTTGACCAGAAGATCCTGAACCAGCTAGTGATCCAGTGTCTACTAAGTAAGCAATCCCAGCAGCTAAATCATTCCTGATGATGTTTTCCATATCAAGAGTAGATTGTTGCAGCATTTGATTGGTCACTTCTGTATACATACTTGCAGTGTTTGGAGACAGAGTAATTGAACCAAGAGTCAATTCTGATTCAGCAGCAGCGCCACCTTCAGCAGAAATCCATGCAGCTGTAGAAACACCTGTTTGCTTTGGTATCTTCACATTATCTTCAAGATCTCTAAGCACTGTTGCACCAGCAGCCATCACACCACTTGCTGCTCTAAGAGCATCAATGAAGTTGGAAGGTAGGAATCGTTGTCCTACACCACCAGCATCATCAGAAGTGTTGATATCTCTAGCGTGCCAATTGGTCATCACTTCAGATGGAAGTGTTAAGCCTTGACTGTTGCGACCATATTTCTCTTTGGCTGCATCACTGCATTCAAATTCGAACTTGGCAGCTTCTTGCGCTCTGCGATCAGAAGGATTAGCCATAGCATTGACAGCAGTTAAAATTGAGAAGTTGCGAGTTTCTTTGTTCGTCAACCCAATTTCTTTGGTTTCAAGAGGTTGATCAGTTGGAAGTGCGTTCAGAAGTTTCCCTCTGAAATCTTCAATTGATATACCATCTCTGATTGCTGTTCTTGCTAGGTCAGACTGACTGTGACGCGATCCAAGTTCCAATATTTCATCATTTTCTTTTGCAACATTGGCTCTTGTTTCAGTGACAGTTAAAGTCTTTATTTTTTCGATGTCTATCTCAACATCATTTTTCATTTCTTCACTCATTGTTTTCACCTTTATAGTTTGAGTGTTAATTTTTTCAACAACCTCAGTTTCTTCAACAGATGTTGATTCCACTTTAATTGTTGGGTTTAGTTCTGATGGTTCGGATCGAGCCACACCAACATTCGCGCTTTGGTCTGCTGGTATTGAAACAATAGATGCCTCTAGCGGTTGCCAAGCAACACGATAAGTTGGCTCTTTTGCATCACGATCTTTTTCCATATTTGTGATTGAATAGCCAACAGAAACATTGTTTCTGATGCCATCTTTCACATCTTGCCAAATCTCAGATGCAAGATCAGATCGACCAAATCTGACTTGAGCAAGTGTCCGCTTGCTGCTTTCATCCAATATATAATCTTCTATGATCCCGATCTGTTTAGTCATGTCATGATCTAACAGGAGAGGCGATCTGCCTTGTCCTATAAAATCTGTATCAATAGACTCTTGGCTATGATCTAGGATCTCCCAACCAAAGGATCTTTTAACAGGAGATTCAGAAGTTAAAGCTATTCTGACTGTACGATTGTCATCATCAATAAAGTCTGATCGAGACATATCGACACATCGAAATAGTTTTTCCTCACCTGAAACTCTATCGCTAGATTCTGGTTGGCTATCAGTTCCCTCATTCTCAGAAGGAATAATATTTTCATCATTCATAAGTTGTTCCTCTTTGATATGAAGTTTATTATTCAAGTCTTGCGACTCATTTATTGAATCTTCCGATTCAAATTTCTTAATGGATGGTTTCATCTTTGTCATCCTTTATAATTTCTTTTAAAAATTCTGGATCGGGTTCAAACACGATCACCATCTCCATTTCTTCCTCACCTTCGTCATACATATAATCAATATCGCTAGGATTATCTTCATTTGTTTTTATTTCAAGACTCATTTTCATTCCTTTTTTTGATGAGAACCCTAACACCACTCACAAATGCAGTGGAGATTGTCTGCATCTTCTCATCCATCATTACCCACAATGATCCCACCCCGCACACTTACTCATCCTCACCAGTCACATCGGGTTGCACTGCTTGTTTTTGAACACCATAAGGTTCAAAGGCAGTTTCAATCCCATACTGTGCTGCTAATGCTTTTTCACGATTAATTGTCTCCATAAGTTCTTCAACATCCCGACCAAAACTGGATTGAATGTCTTGCATGGTGACTTGACCGCTTGCGAGTCCGAGAAGTTGTGCCTCTATCTCTTGCTTTGGATTTACATAAGTCCAGCTGCGAGGGATGAAATTAACACTGTTGGCAAATTTCTCATATTTAGTCATGGGCAGATCAACTGCACCAGTAGTCATGGCTGATTCCAACCATCTTCTGAATACTGGTTCAACAAAGTGATCTGTCACGAATCTTTGTAATATTCTGTAATAATCTCTTTCATCCATCACACCTTGACGAATGGAAGAATAGTTCACACCTTCTAAGTTATTAGCCAGTGTGACATAGGAAACATTCAATCCAGATGCAATGCCTCTAAGGATTGATTTCTGAAAAGGATCAAATGTAGTATTTGGGTAATCAGGTTCAAATGATTTGAACTCTGTGCCAGCTGGTAGTTGTTCGATGGATGCTGGTTCTGCACTCATGATAGGAGTGTAATCATCCTCTAAACCTTCACCAACATAATCTTCACCATTGGGTGATACTAAGAATCCCATCTTTGATGCACCGACTCTGGCATTGACCAATGCACTTTCCATGAATCCATTGAGCATTTTCATTTGTGTCAACACACTGGAAGTCCACGGAACTCCTCTGGTCTGTTCTGCTCTGCTTGGCATATATCCATGAATTATATCTTCAGCTGGCATTCGAATGTATTTGTTGCTGTAGTTATAACCCATAGCAGCTGGCGAAGTGTCTTTGGAGATATAATAGGCTATCGGTTTCCCAAATTGATCGACCTCAACACCCATGATGATGCTGTTGCCAGTGTCTTGATTCTTGCTGCTGTAAGTCTCATCCAAATGATCTGCTTCTAAGAATTGAATGCGATAACCAAACTTGTCATCAAACCTTAAATGCCTGATCAATGATTCACCATCTCTGGCACACGACTCAATGAACAGTTGTTGGCAATCAATAAAACTTTGTCTCCCATTGGCTGTGCAATTTCCATTGCGACTCCAATCACTCCAAGCACTTTCAATGATCTGATTGCCCCGAATATCCAGAGAACCATCATCATTCCGCGCTTTGCATGACAATCTAATGCCTTTATGACCGACTACATTATTGCTAAGTATCTTGAGATATCTTGAAATATAACCATCATTCCTCGCCAATGATCTGCTGCGATCCCTTAATGTTTGCAAAGCGCCTGAAATCTCTGAATCAGCTGAAGTGCTTGAGGCAGTCCAATCAGCAAACAATCTTCCGCCTTGAGCGCCAGCATAACTTCGCTTGAATGGACTTCTTGCCTTTGGCTTCTTGGCTGTGAATCTATCGTACCAAGCCATTAGAATTTCACCTTGATAGAGTTGCCAGTGGGTTGTCCTTTTTGTATTCGCATTTTCTTAATCTCTTTGCTAACGATAAATTGATAATGTTGATGCCAATCTCTGATCTCAGCTGGTGTCATTCTTGATAAACTTCTTCCAGCAATACTCATTGACATTTGATCAATGCTGGCTCGGTTCTCTAACATGGCATCAAGGCCATCAAGAATCTTTCGAGCGTTGGATCTGGGATCGGATGTATCAGCATCTAAATTGGGTTTAACAGTGACGATACCAGTTGAATAGACCAATCTTTCAGAATCAGAAGTTCTGATGATGTATTCCTGATATGTGTAATCACCAGCTGTATATGAGGCAGTGGTGCTTTGACCAACTTCAACAATGTATTCTTCAGGACTGGTGTTCTCTGTCGCTGTGATTGAGATCTCAGTTGCAGCCGATGAGAGCAATCTGAAACTATATTTCACTTGATAAGTTGCCACTGGATAATTTGTAGGGATTCCAGTTCTTTTCCAAGTCCATCTATCACCCACAACTACCTCATCAGGAACTACTGTAGGATAGTTTGTGGAATCAAATAGATTAGACAATGGGTTTACCTCAACTCATAATTATAGAAAAGGCTATTGAGCCATTATGTTTATGTCAACTGTTATCCTAAGTTAGTTGTAATGCAGTGGAGATTGTCTACGTTTCGTTCATTTTAGGCAATACCAAACCATCGGGCTGTCCTTAGAAGTGCCTAAGAACGCATCTGAGAGCGCCCAAATAGCGAATTTATTTCTTTTTCTTCTCATTTTCCTTGATTTTGCGCTGTTTTGTCTATTTCCAGCTATCCACAAATGATTTCTTGGCTGGTCTTTTAAAGCCATGCGACTGTTTGGGAGGAGGTCGCGCTGGTTCTCTTTTATTCATAGCATCTATTCTTTCAAGATTGGGTTGCAAGATGTGAAAGGCAGCCAAGCAATAGACGAAAGTATCAAGAGACTCATTGCGATCACGAATCTTTTTGAACACTAATTTCTTAATCCCTTTGGAGAATGTCACCATTCTTTTTTCCGATGTGAGTTGCTCGAAGTATTCCTCATCCACATTGGATGGAAAGTGAATGTAACCAGCTGACACTTCATCCACTTGCAGCCATGAGAAGATCACTTCTTTAGCAGTGTCAGTTCCAACTGGTATCAGTGGCACTCTTTGCTTTCCCACTCTGGTTGCTTTACCAGCAATCAACTTGCCAGCTGTACTCATACCCTTGATGGCAAAGATCCTTCTGCGAATCTTACCCAAGCAGAAGTTGTAGACCGCTTGAGTCTGATAACCTGAGTCAATGGCAGCACAAGCAATCTTCAACACAGATCCATTCTCTTTTTTGTATTGGTTCTTTAAGAAATCATCAAGAGAACCCCATACATCCCTGTGACTGGTTTCACCCCAAATGCTGTGATACTCAAGAACATAACTCTGAGACTCTAAAGCCCACCCGATGACTTGCACTTCAATCCTATCTTTTTGAACATCAATGCCAGCAGTAATAACCAACACATCATCAGGAATCAAACTGGCATCATAGTTCTCTCTGCGTGACATCAGTTCATGCGACTCAATCTTTTCCCCTTGCTCGCCCATCCACACCTCACCCAATGCAGTATTGATGAAGGTTTTTAATTGCTCTGGATGTCTTTTCACTTCCAAGAAAGTTTCAGCCATACTTTGCCAAGTTGACCATGGTGAATACAGTTCAGAGATATGAAAGCCAGCAACCCTTTTGGTTTCTTCTGTGGCTCTCCATTCCCCACCTTGTAACATTTTGATCTTGTCCTTTTCTTCTAAGATGCCACCGCAATGTGGACAAGCATAATAGGCTGACTCTGGTTTACCTTCATCCCAATGCACGAACTTCCATTCCAGCTTTTGCATTTCTTTACACTGTGGGCATGGTACGAAGTAGAATCTTTTATCCGAGGTTTCCCAAGCAGCTTGAATCCGACTGATCCCATCTATTGTTGGAGTGGATGCCATCAGGATTTTACGATTGGTGAATGTTTGAGTTCTCTTGATGGCCAGTTGAATTGGATCACCCTCAGTTGATGCACTATCAGGATAACGATCAACCTCATCACACAACAATATTCTCACTGGTCTGGATGCAAGAGAGGAGGCTGAGTTAGCACCAACAATGGAAAGGTTGCCGCCCGCGAACTTCTTATGCAGCACAGTGTTTTCTGAGTTCCGACTTCTTGGCTCTTTCACTTTGCCTCTCAAGGCTGGTGATGATTTCAACATGGGTGCTAATCTATCTTTGCTCCATGTCCTTGCCATGTCCAATGTGGGTTGCAGCACCAGAATAGGGGAGGGATCTTGAGCAATGTAATAGCCAATCACATTATTGATGATCTCGGTTGCACCCACTTGAGAAGATTTAGAGAACACAACAACCTCAATGGAGCGATCAGCAATCACATCCATGATCTCTCTTTGGTAAGGCGCTCTGCTGGTTCTCCATATTCCAGCTTCAGCCGATGCCTCCGATGTTAAGATCCTATTTTGATCCGCCCACTCGCTGACCTTCATTGACCTTGGTGGTCTGAATGTCTTGAGTGTTTGACTCCACGCTGTTTGCAGTGAATGGTTGTTCACTAAGTTCATTGAGTGCCTCATATATTTCTGTTCTAATAATTTGTTCGACTTCTGAATATTCATCAGCTGCGATAACCAGATGAGCAATCTTGGCTGGTGTGTTTAGCAATTTTCCTCGGCAATTGCTGATCAACTCTGACCATTTTTCAATCACATCATCAGACCTGATCAAAGATTCTTTCAGCTGCCCAACCTCCATTTCAGTTCTGTCTGCCTGTGCCTTCGCTAATCGGGTGCGTTCAGTCTGTAAGTCCGTTTCTTTTGCCTCATTACCAAAGGCTCTCTCTCTTAAATACTTAATATAAAGAGTGACATTAGTGATTGGATAGCGACCTCGCTTGCCATCATCCCTGATCAGTATTCCATCAGTGACAAGCCTTCTTAAATGCCTGTCTGTTATGTCTAACAGCTTTGATATTGTTCCGCTTGGGTAGCTTGGTATATCACTCATGACTTTTTATTTTTTTTATTTTTTTATTTTTTTTCAAAACATTTTCAAAATTTTTAAAACCCAAACTAAAACCAGTTTAAGTTCATCCAAACTAGAACCAGTTTAGGTTCAGTCATTGGTTTGAACTGATCCAGTGTCTACAAAGATACTGGAATTCGAAACC